CTTTTGTCTGGCGCCATAGCTTGCCGGACCTGTCAACAATCATCTTCTGTGGTGAAAGATTCCAAAGTGCGGCCGGAATTTCTGCCAGTCTTGATCCTTTCAACATGAAAATGAATGCGTTTCCGTATGTTGATTTCTGAATATCTTGTTGCATCAGCCATTCATTGCCGGCTTGAAATGGATTCGGATTTTCTAAAAGCTTGACAAATTTGCTGTCTTCAATTTCTTCGCCATTCTTGCCGATGTGCTTGAATCTACCATTTGCAAGCATCGAAGCGCGCCGATAGATCACAGCCTTCAATTGTGGTGTTGTTCTTAGTATTTCGGATTCATTGCCGTCAACACTGATTTCTTGTTCTGTCTGCTGTAAGAAGTCAAGAAGATTGTTGAAATTGATTTGAGGTGTGACAATGTACGGATCATTTCCGCGGCTGAATAGATTGAATCTATTCAAAAAAGAATTACCATTGATTAAAGCCATGTGATCATTTTTGATGATTGATTTGAACAAAAATATCATTTTTCGGCCTTATTTTTCTATTTTTGAAGAATAAACACCTAAACATGAACAAAGAACGGACTGAAAAACCAAAGGCGGACAAGAAGAAAATCGCTGAAGTCATGAAGTCAAGAAAAACGACTATCAAGTCACAAAAAATTGTGAAGAAATGAGAATTGACACAAGCAAACTGACAATCAAACAGCTGATTGATCAAAAAAAGACATTAATCAAATCGAAGAAATCGCTTCCGATCACTTCCGATCCTGTTCATGAATTAACAGTGCAAGGAAAGCCGCTTCAAATGAAGACAAAAGCTTTCGGCGAAGCTTCAGATGATCCAGACAGAATGAAAGTCAAATTCATAGGAAGCACAGCGCTTTTCTGTGATAGTCACATGGACGTTCTCGCTGTTGGTTGTTATGATCGAACGCTGAAAGATCGCGCGCATCTTGTGCCGCATCTTGTTGATCACATCCATTCACTGAAGGCGAAAGTCGGAAAGACAATTGACATCACAACTGAAGTCATGAACGTTTCTTCTTTCGGTATTGATTCAGATGTCCAGACAACAGAAGTGTTGACAATGGAATCAGAATTGAATCGCAAATGGGATGAAAAAGTCTTCCAGCTTTACAAGGATGAAGAAGTCAATCAGCATTCAATCGGCATGCAGTACGTGAATTTGAAGCTTGCTGTCAATGATGAAGAATACAAGGAAGAATTTGAACTATGGCAAAAAGTCTATCCTGAAGTAATAAACAAGGAACGTGTTGACAAAGCCGGATATTTTTGGTACGTCACAGAAATAAAACTATTTGAAATTAGCGCTGTTCTGTTCGGATCAAACGAATTGACGCCAACAACAGAAACGCAAAAAGAACTAAATCAGCAGCCGTCCGCTGACACTGCCGAAGAAGTAAGCACAAAAAAGAAGCCGTCCGCTGACACTTCTGAAAAAGAAAACGAAAGAAGACTATTTCTTCTTAATTCTTAATTAAATTATCTAAAAAGATGAAAACAATTTTTAAGGTCTTAATGACCGTAGCAATCTTGTCATTTGCCTATGTAGCAACATTGTCAATGACAGGAAATGAAATGATGGCCGGATCGGTCACTGTTTCAATGGGTGTGTTCAGTGCAATCATGTACTTGTCACCAATCTTGAAAGGCGCAGCTTTGACAGCTCCCTTGATTCCTGACTTCACTGAAAAATCAAGTGAAGAATGTCTGAAAATGTCACGCGAAGACTTCGAAAGCTATCTTTCAGCGAAGAAAAGACATGAATCGGCAACACTGAAGTCTGAAATTCAGGCTGAAATCGCACTTTTAATGAAAGAAAATGGCGATTCTGCAAAGATCAAAACACTTGAAAACAAGATGAATGCTTTGATTGAAGAACATGATCACGCACTTCTTGAAGTGAAATCTTTGACTGAAAAAATGTCAACTGAAAAGCCTGTCGGAATTTTAGGAGCATTGAAAGCGAAGTCTTCAGAATTGAAGGAAATGATTTCAAAAGGAGCCGGAAAGGTTGCAATCGAAATCGAAATGAAAGCAGCGCAGAATCCTTCTGACATCACGAACCGTGAAGAATTAGGACAATGGCTTGACGGTGTCGGACAGTTACCGAAGAAAAGAACGTACATCAAAGACAGAATCCGTGTTGTTCCTACGAACAAAGAAGATGTGAAGTATGTTGATCAAACTGCTGTGATTCGTGACGCGAAGAATGTTGCACAATGCGGCGCTTCAACTCACAACACTAAAATCACATGGGAAACATTCGATTTGAAGACAAGAAAAGTGCGTGATTTCGTTGATGTTTGTATTGACATGATGGATGACTATGACTTCGTGACTGGTGAAATCCGTCAACTTGTTGATGATTCAGTTGCTTTGAAAGTTGACAACGGTCTTCTTTTAGACAACGGAACAGCGCCGAACTTGAATTCAATTGATTCTTATTCATCAGCGTTCAACGCGGCGAATCCTGCGGCGAACTATGCTGCAAGCGTTCAAGCTGCGACAATCATTGACTTGATCGTTGTTGCTGCTGCTCAAATTATGGCATTTGGTGAAGAAAATTTCTTCATGGCTGATACTGTATATTTGAATCCTAAAGATTACACGTTGATGAAGCTGTTGAAGGACGGTGAAGACAACTACATCAAAGCCGGAACAGTTGATCCGCGTATCTTCCAAGATCGCGCCGGCCGTTTATGGATTGATGGAACTGTTCTTGTTCTTCCGAATCCTAATGTTGTGCAAAATACAATGTACATCTTCGATTCAACGAAGGCGACAATCTACCAAAGAAAGAACGCTGTTGTTGAATTCGCGTATGAAAACAAGGACAACTTTGAAAAAGAAGTTGTGACCGTGAAAGCTTACGAGCGTGTGAATATGCTTGTTAGAAATTCAGCGGCGAACGCATTCATGAAAGTTTCTGACATCACAGCGGCTGTGACTGCGATCACTAAGCCTTAATAGAAGTTAAACCAACAGAACGGCGCTGATCATCTTTTCAGCGCTGTTTCTTAAACTTTAAAAGATGGCACGCAAAACAAAAAAGATCAAAATCGAAATCATCAAGGCGACGTCAGGAATGAAAAAAGGACATCAGGTGTCCGTTGATTCCTACACAGCCGCTTCAATGGTTGATAGAAAATTCGCGCAATACGTTGAAGAAGAAGACGCTGCATTGATTGAAGAATCAAAAAAGCAGGCTTCAGACCAATCGAAAGCAGCTGAAAAAGAAGACAAAGCGAAAGTGAAGTCTGTTGAAGCAGCGAAAAAGAAGCAACAAGAAGCTGATGAAAAGGCGAAAGCCGAAGCTTTGAAGGCCGCTGAAGCCGACAAAGACGAAAAAGCGAAGAAGGAAGTAGACGCAAAGGCAGCAGCCGAAGCAGAAGCTGAAAAAATCGCAAAGGAACAAGAAGAAGCAGACGCGAAAGCTGAAGCAGACGCAAAAGCAAAAGCTGAAGAAGAAGCGAAAGCAGCCGCTGAAGTTGACGCAAAAGCAAACACAGACGCTAAAAAATAACTAATTAAGCAACAAGGATCATGTCAAACATTGTTCAAACGACAGACTTCAAGACAGGTGAATTTCGGATTCCGAAGACTACCTTTCAGACAGAAACTGTTCAGAAATTTATTGACAAGTATGAAAGAAAGTATTTGATCAGGCTTTTCGGCCGTGAATTGTATGATCTTTTTATTGCGAACTTAGTTGCTGGCGTTCCTACTTCAGCGCGATTTCTGGCTGTTTTTAACGAATTCACAGACGAAAATGACTGCGGAATTTGTGATTCAGACGGAATGAAAGAAATGATTTCAGGATTTATTTATTTTCACTATGTTCGGCGCACTTTTACGCGCAACACAACGAACGGCGTGAAGCAGACAGTGTCTGAAAATTCTGATTCTTTGGAAACGGTCAGCGCCGATCTGACGACACGCTTCAACGATTCTGTCAATATGTATGAATGTATTCAGAAGAAGATGTGTGATGATCCGGCGACCTATCCAGAATTTAACGGCGTACTAACTGAAAGAATTCTTCCTATTTAATGAAAGATTTGACCGAAATATTGAAGGAAGTTGTTGACAAGATCAATCTTGAACTGAATGTCATTGATATTCAAGGAAACAAGATTTTTCTTTGCAACACGCTTCATCTTGCTGTCGAAGACATCATTGAAGACGGAAATTCAAACAAGTATCAAATCACAGAAATGACCGTGAATGAATTCATTGTTGTCATTCCTGTTGACGGTGCGCCTGATCCTTTCAACAGCAGCATTGTTGTTTGTCCGCCGCCTGTGTTCCTTTTTGGGACGCCTGCAAGCACAAACAATGAATATCTGGCACTTGATGCCGATTCTGCTGAAAAGTTGCCTTTGATCTGGCTTCTGGAAAACTATGAAGAAACATTCTTCGGCCGCGAATCTTCAATTGAAAGAAGATCAGCGTTCAGAATCTTCTTTTTAGATGAAACAGATGAAGAAGAATGGCTGAACAAAGAACATCATCAGCTTGTTATTCAGCCGATGATGAACTTGTGTGAAGCTTTCATTGATGCGATAAACGCAGACAGGACCTTCAAGACTTTTGAACAAGTCACGAAGATTCCGCGCGTTCGCTTCGGTGTGTATCGTACAAATCAAGGAAATGAAAGAAAGATCATTGATGAAAACATCAGCGGCGTTGAACTTGCCGCTTCTTTCGAAAAGTTCAAGACTTATAATTGTAAATGTTAAACACTTTAAAAAGTCGCGCAAGCGCATAAAAAATCATGGGAGCATGTAAATGTAATGTAGGATTAGGAAACACGGGACTTCCGGCGTGTGTTCCGATTCAATCAGTGACAAGTTCATTGATAATGGTACAAATTAAGGCAACGGACGGATCATTCAACAGAATTGATCTTGCAACGTTTCCGAACTGGAATGATTTAGTGAATGAAGCGGACCCTTCAAAAAGATGGTTTCCTTTGCCGCACTTCGAAAATGTTGAACAGCCGAAAGCTGATTCACAATTTGAAGAAGCAGCATCTGGAAAAATGGCCTTCTTGCGTCAAGGAAAGCGTTCTTTTGCTGGTGAACTTTGGGAAGGTGATTCTTCGCCGCAATTCCTTGGAAAACTTCAAGAAGCGCGCTGCGTTGAATTCGGAATCTTCGTTGTTGACGTTGACGGAAATCTGATAGGTTCTGACAAAGGTGACGGATTTTTATATCCGATTCCTGTTGATAATGCTTCATGGGACCCGAAATGGGCGCCATCTACTGACACAACAGTTCAGAAGATCATGATCGGCTTCGACTGGGACCGTCTTTTTGATGAATCAACACTGGCAATGATCACAGCTTCAGAAGCTGGTCAAAACTTCACTGAACTTGAAGGCTTGATTGATGTGTTGTTCACGTCTATCACTGGCGCTGTTGCGACAACAACAATGACAGCGAAATTCTGCTACGGAACAGCAGCAAACAAATTGCCTTTCACTGGTGCGACAAACAGTGCTGACTGGGAAATTGAAAACATCACTGTTCCGGCTGCGCCTTTCGCGCCTGATTCAGTTGTTGAAGCGCCTGCTGGTTCTGGAATCTACACACTTGCACACGCTGTCGGAATTGCTGCCGGTAACACGTACAAAGTGACCGTGAAGAAAGAAGGATTCAGCGGATCGTTTGAAGCGACTGCATAGTCTAAAATCAATAAAAGTGAAAGCGGTCAAGAAATTGATCGCTTTTTTTTATCTTTATACTTCAAAACTTTTAAAAGACTGAATCATGGAAGATGTAAAAATAAACGGAATAAGCTTCAACACGGCTGTCTTGAAGACTTGCGAATCCTTAAAGGACGCACAGCAACGCTTCAAGCAACATGACAAAGATGTTGTCAAACAAGCTTATGATCAAGCGAAAAAGATGAAGGCTGAAAAATAGCCGAATCAAAACGCAATTAAAAGGCGGTCAAATTGTTGGCCGCTTTTTTTTTTATTTTTGTATAATGGGAATTGATCTGATGAAGACACGAATCGGCGAAACTTTGAACAAAACAAAGCTTCTTTTTGATTCTATTGCATGGCTGGAAGCCTTCACGCCTGATCTTCGCCTGAAAATGGTGAAAGAATGGCTTCAGAAAGATCAATTGACAGGAAAAGGCGTTGATTCGAACGGCGAAATCATCGGCTTCTATTCTTTAGCGACTGAATTCATCAGCGAAGGAAGAAAACAAGAAGGCGATCACTTCACGCTTGATGATTCCGGCGCTTTTTACGCTTCAACTTTTGTGCGTGTCTTGATTGATTCGGTAATTTTTGAAGCTGATTCCGGCAAAATGGAGGATCAAGAATGGTGGCAAAATGAAATTTTAAATTTAACAGATGAAAATCTTCAGAAACTTATTGAAGAAGTTAAAGTCAAATACATTGACTACGCACGCAGAACGCTTGAAATCAAATGAAAGCATTTCTGACGTTGTCACTGTTGAATTCTGGCAGTCAATCGAAGACATGCCGCTTGACAATTGGATAAAATGCACAGATGGCGATCTTCGACACATGCGCAAAAAAGTTCAAAAGGATTCAATCAAGACAGAAGATGACGCTGAAGCGTGGTTCATTGTCTATGATGATTACATCAAACGCTATGGCCTTAGTGACATGTATTTGAAATTACTGAACACAATGAAAAAGAAGGCGCGACTTGAATTGAAGTATGTCATGACGCGTGATCCTTTCAAGGAAACAGAAATTTCAGTGCAAGAAGCAAAACTTCGGAACATGTTGAACAACAACGGATCATCAATGACAATTGAACAGTCTTTGATCCATCTTGCGCGATTCATGAACGGAAAATTTATCAACAAGAAAGAAATCACTGTTGAACAGTATTTTGATTTACTAAAAGAATATGGCAAACACAATTAAAAGATCAGACATTTCAGAAGAAGATGTGTTCAAAGACATCCGCGATTCTGCAAGAAAGACACAGACGGAAATCGAATCTTTGAATGAAGAATTGATTGAAACAGCCGAAATTCTTGACAAAGACATTTCAAACGCGAAATTTGTTGACACTGCTTCAATCAACAAGGCAACAAAAGCGTTCGAAAAAGCCAACAAAGCAAAAAAGCAATCAATTCAACTTGATGAACAGAAAGCGAAGTTCGTCAAAATAGAAAAAGACGCCGAAATTCAGCTTGAACGTGTAAAGCGTGAAAAGCTAAAGACTGAACGTGAAGAAGTACGGAACGCGCAACAGCTTTCACGTGAAAAAGAACGTCAAGCAAAAGCAGC